ATTATAATTATTTGTCTCTTCGTTAAAAAATACGCCCCATGTCAATAAAGCATTATAGTCTGACCTATTATTAGCTTCCTGTGCCGCATCAAGAGTCATAATAACAAACTCACATTGTGGTGGGTTTTCTTCTTCCCATATGTTCCACCATTCTCTTTTAATTAACGCGCCTTCTTCTGATACTGGATTTTGTAAATATTGTGCATTCCAATATCTAATATCTAATGCTGCACGTCTAGCTTTTAATTCTTCTAGCTCCCAGAACTCAGGCCATAGACTTGCTTCGTTACCATCTTTGTCTTCTATAATTGCTGGAAACTCCACAATCTCCCAGTCATCCACTTCATCGTTCTTAACCATCTGGTTAACTATCTGTCCTGTTAGGTCTAGCTTAGACCATCGAGTCATAACGACAATGATGGCTCCTCCGGGCATAAGCCGTTGTAAGGGACCTGACTGAAACCATTCCCACGCGGGGAGAAATACATCAGGCTTTCCAAGTTTTGCCTCTTGCTCAGAGTGGGGGTCGTCGATGATAAAGAGGTCAGCCCCGCGTCCAGCAAGAGCGCCGCCCACACCAATGGCAAAATACTCACCATTGAAATTAGTACCCCATCTCGAAGCCGACTTCGAGTCTGCTTGGAGCTCAATCTCTGGAAACACATCTTTGTATGAGTCACTACCCACGAGGTTACGGACTCTACGACCAAAATTAACTGCAAGGTCAGCTGTATGAGATGCCATAATAACCTTTTTAGCCGGATGTTTACCCAAAAACCACGCTGGAGCCAAGTACGATATGAGTTCACTTTTTCCATGTCGCGGAGCAATATTAACAATAATTCGTTTCTTTTTGCCGTTAGCGATGTCTTCAAAGAGTTGAGCCAGCTTTCTATGATGATCTCCTATAATATAGTTAGGGTACACGTGTTTAATAAAGTCAAGAAACTTTTTAGCCCCTAAATCCTTGGTTATTTCTTTTTTATAGTCCTGTAATAGCTTTAAATTCTTCTGTCTGTCTCTTTCAGACATAGTAGGTAACGCTTTTTCTAGTAATGCGAGGTCTTGTGGGCTAATCATCGTCGTTTTCTAGTATTTCACCCTCAATTACCTTACCTTTGAGCTCTTCAATAGTCTTTTTCAGCTCTTCTTCTAGCTCTTTACCTGATTTAGTAATGTGTGTTACCTCAGTTTTCTTCTTAAATGCGTCAACCCCGTCTATTTCACCTATTTTAGCCCACGCTGAGATGCGTTCTCTGGCTGTTTTGGCTGTTGCTGCCTCTTGTAGTAGTCCATTTAGTACCGAAAGCTTGATATCAGCTAACTCTGAGGCTACCATGTGACTCGTTTGAGCCACTAGTCCAGCTAAATAGGCGATAGTTTCGTTCGGGTAGTTCCCGAACTCAGGCCGTAACTCAGGATTTTCCATCATAGCCTCTGCTGTTTTCGTTGCGTCTTCAGCTTGGTCTGCTGTTGGCTCTATATTTTTCCCTGCTATGTCAGCGATGAGCTTTACAGTGTTTGCTCGCATCTTTAGTTCTTCTTGAGGAGTCATTTCTGGTAATGCTTCACGTGCATTCTTAGGCAATGCCACATCGTCGTCAATGAACGGCATGAATGTTTGTTGTTCTGAATGTTCTTCTTTATGCATGTGTCGCTGTTTACACCTTGAATTGCAGCTAATAAATCGAATTGTAACATATAATTATAAAAAGAGTATAATAGTAAAATGTTTGAATGGGTTTTATATTTGTATTTAGATAATGATCGACAGTACATAGGTAACTTCGAGTCCTGTGCTCACGCCCATCAATATTTCCAAGAGTGTGTACAAGGTGAACTTAAACAATGGTCAACCGCTTGTATTCACCAAGACTTTTTATATCTACCAGAAGGTTTTACTCCAATACATCCTAAAACATGTCTATAGAATGGAAAGATACAGAGTTTGGTCCAGTCAACCTATGGTCTTTAGGTAGGGCTCGTTCATGACTTTACTCACAGATGAAAACCTTAAACTCTTATATAAGACCTTCGTTAAGTTACCCCCATTTGATAAATTAAATATGCCTCATGCTTGTCAGATTAGACTTAAGGTCACTCGACGCAAAGATATTATGGGGGAGTTTGCCCCAGATGAAAACGCGATCTACATTAGTAGCGCAAAGAATAGTCACTTCGATACTATCTGCAAAACCTTACTGCACGAAATGGCGCACCTAGCTGTGTACAAAGAAAAAGATGAAAGCTACCACAGCCATGACAACAAACGTTTTAAAATTATCATCAGACATATTGCCTCCTTGTATGGGTTTGACCCCAAGGAACTTTAGAAGTACTTCTTAATCATCTCCAACTGATCGTGGTACTTCGCCATCTCGTTTAGCTCTTTCTCCACAGCTTCAACGATATCACTATGTTCCCCTATACCGACAGGGTTTGTCAAGTAAATCTCAACATTTATTCTATGCTTCTCAATGTGACCTTTAGCATGGTTTTCTATTGCTGTTAGTAACTTTTCACGCATCTTGTTCTCCAAATATATAATCAAGTCTTACATCAACTGAAAGTATAATCCTAGTACTACTGCCTTCATGTTTAACGCTATGAAAGAACGGCTCACCATCTTTAAACGCTAATATCTCTCCTTCCTTCCAAGTTCTAGTCTCATCATTTACGGTTATCTTACACATTGGGTCTTCTAGTATACACAGATGAATTCGCATGTAGTCATTACTTCGTCCCTTATGCGGATGTATGACACTTCCAGGTTCTAACTTAGATATAAAGGCGTTTCTTAATATTCCCTCGTCTTCATATTCTTTTATACAGTAATCTACCGTAGGGCACTGAGACTTAACATAGTTTACTACAGTTCTAGCATATTGAGATTCTGGGGTGTCTTGTTCGGTGTCTATATACTCTCGTTCAAACTTAGATATGGGCGCTGCTTTCCATACATTCTCATATAAGTTTTTAGCTTTGTCATCGTAGTATATCTTGTATTGAGGGTAGTCATGCAAGGCGTGGGGTTGTTCTAAAAATGTTAATACCTCTTTCTTTATAGCTGGGTACAAAGTTTTAAATCGTATACAAAGCGGGTGGTCAGCTAAGTGTTCATCCCAAAACCTAGGTTCTCTCATAATAATATTTTTTGTTATAACCAACCTTATTTTAAGTGACGGGGGGTATTTGTCAAGTTAGGGGGGTGGGGGGTCTGGATTTGGAAATTTGTGTTGTCATTTGTGCGAAGCTCACTGCTAAATGACCGTGACGGAGTCCCAAAATTAAAATGGGACCTGCCCTCCCCGTACCCCCAAAATATCGCCAGTTCCAATGTCGAAACGTTTCGACACCACCAAAAAACCCTTTAAAATCAATGACTTACGTCACCAGTTTTCACGTCAAAAGGTTTGATAGTTTTTGGCGTACCTATTGAATAATATGTATAGTTTGATATAATGTAATTATGGTTATAGAAATTCTCTAGCCATATTTTTTAACCATGTCGAAACGTTTCGACATAAACTACATAAGGAAATTAAACTATGGAAACTACTAAAAAAACAAACGACGTTTTAACACTTGGTAACATTTCAGAAACTACTCTTAAAAAAGAAGTTTCAACGTTAAGAGAAACTGAAATAAATCAAGGTGAAATTTTAATTAACTGGAATTCTAATCTGGTAAAAAATGGAAAATGGTACGACGTATCAAATTCTAAGTTACCTATTGAATTCCAAAAGGTAGCAAAAGAAACGTTAGCAATTGAATTTTTCAATAAACCTGAGAACATGAATTTATTAGGTAAAAAGAAAATAGCCGACGTTGACGTCAACGTAACTTTAGAAATGGTTTTAAATTCAGATTTAAAAATCTTAAAAGAAAAGTACAACGTCAAAACTTCGGATACTGTTAAGGATATACGTCGTACCTTTTCAAAAGATTTTTACGATAAAAAAGTTAATAAATGGAAAGCCGACGCTAAAGCATTGGATAATGCCGACGGCAATTCTGAAGTTCTGAAAAAAGAAAAAGCCAATAGAACTTTTCTCGAAATGTTACAATGGAATATTCTCGGCGAACCTGACCAATATTCTCAAGAGGGCTATTCAAACTCAATGCTTAGGAAATGTATTAATTCAAAAGATACTAACAAACCAAAAGCTAAAGAATTTGAAACCCTTGCGAAAAAATTCCTAAAAGACATTGAAAGCATTTCAGGAATTCAGGGTTCAAAAGCATCAGCCGTTATCAAAAATAAATAATCATTCTCAGATTTTTAAGCCCCCGTTTCGACGGGGGTTTTTTTTCGCCTAAATTTTCCCGGAATTTTCACGTAGGCTGGCCTGTCACCAGTTCTCATGATAGTGAGCTTTTTACATTCCGATTTTTGTGGAACCACAATTTTCCAGGCTGCGTATGATTGTGCGATTTTTGTGGTGCCACAATTTTCACAGCCATAGTTTGTCGAAACGTTTCGACTTATTCCTACGTGCGTCACA